GGAACAACTGCAGCAAGCGTTATCTATTCAGCATCCATAATTGGCGTGGCAGACGGCACTTGGTCAAGCAACTCTGCAATGCCAACTGCTTTAGCGTTTTATACAGGTTCAACTGGAACTGCTCTCATTACTGCAAATGCAAATACTGGCACAGAGCGTATGCGTATTGACTCATCAGGCAATGTCGGTGTTGGCACTACAGGTCCAAAAGTTAGACTTCAAACATCTGCCGCAACCAATTCAACCGCAATGCCATCTTTGGGTACTGCATCAGGGGCGCTTTATGTAACTGGACTTGATGCCGCTTATGGCTTGCTTGCTGGAGTAAGTAGTTCAACTGGCATTGTTTGGTTGCAATCTCAAAGAACAGATGCAACCGCAACTGCCTATGATATTGCCTTAAATCCATCAGGCGGAAATGTTGGCATTGGCACAAGCACACCTGCATATCCATTGCAAGTCTCTAATGCAACAGGTCAAATTGGAATTGCATCTACAACTGGAACTAACTTTACACGCTTGCTTATGCAAAATACTGGTGGGTCATTTCAACTTGGAATTGATAATTCTGTTGGCGGAAATTATGGCTTTGGTGGTTATAGCCGCGTAATTTGGAATGACGGCGCTTACCCGACAGTTCTTACAAGTAACTCTGCAGAGCGTATGCGCATTACATCTGCTGGGGATGTCGGCATTGGCACCACCACACCTGCTGCAAAGCTAGATGTCAATGGCTCGATCAAGAGCGATAATCAAGTTTACGCAGGCAAGAATTTTGTAATTAACGGCGGGATGGATATTTGGCAGCGTGGCACTTCATTTACTAATGGAAATTCTACAAGCACTTATGGTGCTGACAGGTATTTAATTTATTCAAATACTTCAACAGGTAGAACTTGGTCACGCCAAACAACAGGCGACACGACAAATCTACCTAGTATCCAATACTGTTTACGAGCAGCACGAAATAGTGGAGATACACAAACCAATGGAATTTTTATCCAACAGCCTTTTGAGTCCGCTAACTCAATTCCTCTTGCTGGAAAAACTGTAGTATTTAGTTTTTACGCTAGAGCAGGAGCAAACTTTTCTGCTACCTCTAACGCTTTTGGAATTCAGTTAATTACTGGAACTGGCACAGACCAAAATTCACTAACTGGTTTTACTGGTGTTGCTACGCCTATAAACTCAAGCGTAACTCTTACAACCACTTGGCAAAGGTTTACCTCGTCAGTGACTTTAGGTGGAACAATTACTCAGTTAGCAGTCCAATTCGGCTACACACCAACGGGTACGGCTGGTGCTAATGATTACTTTGAAGTTACTGGAATACAGGTTGAGGCTGGTTCAGTAGCAACGCAATTCTCTCGCGCTGGCACTGGTATTGGTGGCGAACTTGCATTGTGCCAGCGGTACTACTATCGTATTACACCTGATGCAGCAACTAGGCAATATGGTTCTGGAATGGCATATTCAACAACACAGGCAGTAATTACAATACCTTATCCAGTTACGATGAGAACAAGACCAACTGCGGTAGAACAATCTGGAACGGCTGCGGATTACGCAACTTTAAGAAAAGATACCAATCTTGATAATTTGACTGCAGTTTTGGTTTTTTATTCGGTTACATCAAACACTCAAGGCGTTATTTTAACTGTTTCTACTAATTTGGTTGCTGGTAATGCGACTGCTTTGCTTAACAACAACACAAATGGATATATTGGATGGAGCGCAGAACTATGATTCAATTTATTGAGTATGACACAGACCCACGCGGTCAAAAAATCTTTGCTCGAGTTGATGAAGATGGGTTAATTCGCTACACCTGCACAGAGGATGATTCTCAATATCAGGCTTGGTTAAATCCTGAAGCGGAACACTTCACACCGATGATTCCAATCACCACCGAACCACCAACCGAACAAACCCAAGAGGGGGCAGAATAAAATGGCAATAGATTACGCAGCACTACTAACAGATGAGCAAAAGCGCAGTATCCTAGAACAACGCATTGCGCAGTTTGCATCAGAGGCATACCAGCACACACTCAACGAGACAACTTGCGCATCACTAGATGATGAAGAAGGCGTTGCAAACGCGCAAAAGTCACTGACAATTCTTGAAGCTGCAATTACAACCCACCAGGGTGAATTGGCAGCACTACCAGCAGCCGAGTAAAGTACCAAAGGTCGGGGGACCAATGAACTTAGTGCAGAAGGCAGTGGAGCATGGCGGCAAGCTAGCGCCGCTTGTTATTTCAGAGGGGCTTACGTCGGGCACAGGCTTGATGAACCCATCAGTTTTTGTGGACTCTGACGGCGACATACTTGTCAATCTGCGTCACGTGAATTACACGCTTTACCACGCAGAAGCTAGCCAGCGATTTCCATCTCGGTGGGGTCCCCTTGGCTACCTACATCCAGAAAAAGACCAGCGACTGGTCACAGAGAATTACATCTGCAAGTTGAACCCAGACCTTGAAATAACCGACCACGCCAAGGTTGAGATGCTTGAACTGCACGCACCGATTTGGGACTTTGTAGGGCTTGAAGATGCCAGACTGGTGCAGTGGGACGGCGAATACTGCATTATTGGGGTTCGTAGAGATACAACCACAAGCGGTGTCGGTCGCATGGAGAAGTCGGTCATCAAGATTGACAAATCAAACTGGAGCGCAAAAGAAACCAAGCGCACGCGCATTCCAGCACCAGCACCAGGCGATTCGTACTGCGAGAAAAACTGGATGCCAGTCTTGGACAGACCAAATCAGTTCATCAAGTGGACCAGCCCAGTCGAGGTTGTAGAGCTTCAAGATAATGAGTGCGTTCAACTCGCAGTCAAGCAGGGCATACAGCCCAACAAAGACCAACGAGGCGGGTCACAGCTTATTCGCTGGGGCAACGTTTATATCAGCATCACACACGAAGTAGACTTATTCAAGAATTACCTCGAGCAGAAGGACGGCCTTTACCGTCACCGCTTGTGCATCTGGGACGACCAGCTCAACTTGGTCGGTCTTGGCAAGCCGTTTAGTTTCTTAGACGGGCACATCGAGTTTTGCGTTGGCGCTGCAGTTTTTGAGGGCGACCTTCTTATTTCATTTGGATTTCAGGACAACGCAGCTTTTGTGTTGCGCACACCGAGAGCCATTGTTGAGGACATGATTGTTGAGGCGCTTGATGCTCATTGAATCACTCATCGTCAGTCTGTCACGTGACCCGTTCAACCCAGAACTCAACTTTCAAGTTGCGGCCGAGTACGAAAAGCTCAGACAAACCGCGAGTGCAGTTTCTTTTTACTTGCGCACTGCAGAGTACGGCTACGAATCGCACCAAGACCTGGTTTACCTTTCGCTGCTCAGGCTCGCGACCTGCTTTAACGACCAAAACGACCGACTCGCAACCGTGTCAAACGCGCTTCTGCAAGCCGTGGCCTACCAGCCGCACAAAGCAGAAGGATATTTTCTTTTATCGGAGTTTCATGAACGCCAAAAGAACTGGCAAGAGTGCTACACCTTTGCGGCAATCGGTCTCGGTCTAGAACCAGACGACTACCGCTTGCAGTTTGAAAAAGCCGTCAGTGGTTGGTGGATTGGTCGCGCTGCAGAGTCCAAGCAGCTGTTTCAGTCGCTAATCAAACGCAAAGACTTAGCGCCGCACTACCGCAAAGCAATAGAGTCGAATCTTGATTCTGTTTGATATCGGCGCCAACCGAGGCGACGCGGTAGTTGCAGGGCTACAGTTGGGCTACACAGTCGTGGCGGTTGAACCGTCTCGCGTTTTTGCCCAGTTGGTCAAGAGCTTCATCTACGACTCTCGCGTTACACCGCTCAGGTGTGCGGTTTCGGACACCAACGACCAGTTGGTCGAGTTTTATGAGGCTGAAGAAGACGGCTTGAGCACCCTGAACAAGGACTGGCTCACGTCAGACCGAATGCCCTACAACGGCAAGCCTTACACCACAACTTCCGCAAGCACGGTCACTATCGACGCGCTAGCCGCAAAGTACGGGCACCCCGACCTCATCAAGATAGACGTTGAGGGCGCAGAGTGGAACGTTCTGAAAGGCATGACTCGAGCTTATGGGGTATTGGCTTTCGAGTGGACTTTGGCCACACTGGACGAGCACCAAAAGCAGCTGCAGTACCTGGCTGGTTTAGGCTACACGGACGTGGCGCCCCAGTTTATCGAGCACCACCTACAACAACCAAGTGAGTGGTTCGACCTTTCCGACTTCGATTTTCGCAGTTGGCGCACCTCGAATGCGCATCACTGGGAGACAGACGGCTGGAAATCTTCAATGCTAAGACCAACCGCTGACGTCGGCATGGTTTGGGTCAGCCGCAAGAATCAACACCAACTCGAAATAGAAAAGGTCACTAAATGAGCCTATCGAACAGACTGCGTAAAGCAGGCGAACAACGGTCGAACAATCAGTTCTTAGAGCCGTTTTTGCCTGGTCGTGCTTTGTATGCAACCCCAGCTGGCGTTGACGTCAATTCCGACACGGCAATCCGCATGTCCACCGTTTATGCTTGTGTGCGCCTTTTAGGTGATACAATTAGTTCTTTACCTCTCTCTGCTTACGTGCGGAGAGGTCGCGCTCGAATCTCATACGCGTCAGTGTACGGCGAAATGCCAGAGTGGGTGACAAAACCGAACCCTGAAGCTACGCGTTTGGAGTTCTACGAGCAAGTCATTTCGTCTTTAAACCTGCACGGCAACGCCTTCGTTTTGACAGTGCGCGACGACATGGGCGATGTTAAAGAGCTCTACTGCATCAACCCACTCCAAGTCCGCATTCGCCGCCCAGACCCAATGGGCGAGATTCAATACATAGTCACTCTTGGTCAGAACGCACAAGACCCAGTCAACCAGTTCTACGACAACGCACAGCCTTTTGACCCGATGTCCACAAAGACGATGGTGCTCACAAAGAACGAGATACTGCACATTCCGATGTTTAGGCTTCCAGGCCAGCTTCTGGGCCTTGGTCCAATCGCGGCCGCTCGCATCACTTTGGGCTCTGCGATGGCAGCAGAGGTTTACGCCGCGAGTTACTTTGGTAATGCAGCGAACCCAGGCGGCGTTATTGAGTCTCCAGGCGAACTGACTGAAGAGCAGATTTCGGACATCGCCCGCAACTGGAACATGAGCCACACTGGCCCATACCGCGCAGGCAAGCTCGGCGTTTTGACTGGTGGCGCTTCATTCAAGCCGCTAACACTCAACGCCGCCGATGCACAACTTCTCGAAGTGCGTCGTTTTGGAGTCGAAGAAATCGCACGCCTTTTCCGCGTTCCGATTTCGCTACTCGGACACCCAGTGGCTGGAGCGATGTCTTTTGCCAGCGTTGAGGCCCAGAACCTCAGTTTCGTGCAGCACTCGCTGCGCCCACTGTTGGAGCGCCTGGAGCAAGCACTTTCAGCACTATTGCCAGAGTCTGACGGCTTTATCAAGTTCAACCTCGATGCTTTGCTTCGTGGTACTACACTTGAGCGTTACGACGCTTATACAAAGGGACTCAATGAGGGCTTCTTGTCACTCAACGACGTCCGCTCGGTTGAAGACCTAGCGCCTCTTGGCGAGTCTGGCGACCAATACAGAGTTCCGTTGCAGAACATCGACTCAAAGGATGCAAAAGACGTCGGTATGAAGCTCAGAACAGAAATCGCCACCAACTTGATTCAAGTCGGCTTTGACCCCAAATCAGTTCTTGCTGCAGTGGGTCTGCCACCGATGAATCACACTGGTGTTCCAACAGGTCAGTTGCAGCAGGTCTCAACGATTGACCCCGAAAACCCATCATCAGTTTACGAGGTCAACTAATGCCATATTTCGTTTCCGACCAGCAAAGCGACTGCTCGAGCTGGGCGACAGTAAAGCAAGAATCGGACGGCAGTTACACAACGCTCGCCTGTCACGACACTAAGCAAGACGCAATCGACCAAATGGTCGCAGTTTCCATCTCTGAGGATATGGAACCTGGTGGAGAAGTTGCCAAGCGAGATTCCGTCGGGGAAGACAGGAGCAAGATGAAAAAGATTGAACGCCGCACCTTCACAGTGCGCAAAGTAGAAACGCGCCAAGAGGACGACGGTGTAATGCGCCTGTCTGGCTATGCTGCAGTCTTTAACGACGCAAGCGTGCCGCTTCCATTCACAGAGTACATCGCACCTGGCGCTTTCCGCAAGACATTAAGCGAGACACCTGATGTGCGCCTTCTTATCAACCATGAAGGATTGCCTCTCGCACGCACCAAAAACGACACCCTTCGACTCACTGAAGACGAGTTCGGCCTAAGATTCGATGCAGAACTACCAGACACCAGCGAAGCACGCGACTTGTACACACTCATTGAACGCGGCGACGTTGACCAGATGAGCTTTGCATTCCGCGTCATACGCCAAAAGTACAACACAGACCGCACAGTCCGCACTCTGACCGAAGTGTCACTGGCCGACGGCGATGTATCAGTAGTCACTTACCCCGCGTACCCAACCACCTCGGTCGAAGCCCGCGAGGCTTTGGCCAGTGCGATTCAAGCTGTGAAAGAGGGCCGCGAGGTCTCGGGCGAGTCGCTCATAGTCTTGCAGACCGTCTTTGAGAAGATGTCTGAAGGGCACGAATACGTCATGGAAGCCGTCGAGATGATGGCCGCATTGATGGGCGCACAAGAAGCGCCTGTTGAAGACGTAGCTGCAGTTCATGAGGACGAAATGGAAGAAGAAGCCGCGACACCGCGCTCTATCTCACTTCGCCTTGCAAAAGCGATAATCAACAGCACAAAGTAGCATTCTGCTGGCAAATAGCCCGCAGATACCGAAGTCGGAGCGAGACTCACACCCCAAAAGCGCCGTGAGCGAAATCGCCACCACCTCGAATCCAAACACATAAGGAGCAGAATACAATGTCATATCTTGACAAAGTAATCGAGCGCCGTGATGCAGTAAAGGCAGAAATGGATGCAGTTCTTGAAGCAGTAGCTGAAGAGAACCGCACCGACCTTACTGCAGAGGAGACCGAGAAGGTTGACGCTCTTGTAGAAGAGTCACGTTCACTCGATACAAAAATCGAAAAGCTAAAGACACAGGCTGATGCCGATGTCAAGGCTGCAGAAATCCGCGCAGCAGTTGCACCAGTTGCAACTCCAGCAGTAGGTGGCGCTCGCGTTATCTCTGAAGCTCGCACATACACACCACAGGCTGAAGCATCATTCGTGAAGGACGCGTACAACGCACAATTCAAGAACGATTATGCAGCAAACGAGCGTCTTGCACGCCACATGAAAGAAGAGGCACTGGAGCGACGCGATGTCGGTACAGCTGCTTTTGAAGGCTTGGTAGTACCTCAATATCTCACAGACCTAGCCGCACCGCTAGCTCGCGCAGGACGTCCATTCTTAGACGCTGCAACAAACAAGCACACCTTGCCTGCTTCAGGCATGACGCTTAATATCAGCCGTATGACGACTGGTACATCAACTGCAATCCAGGCAACAGAGAACGCTGCAGTTTCTGAAACTGACGCTGACGATACACTGCTCACTATCAACGTGCGCACCGTGGCTGGACAACAGGACATCTCGCGCCAAGCAATTGAACGTGGAACAGGAATCGATTCATTCATTCTTGCAGACCTCATTCGCTCATGGCACACAACACTTGACAACCAGTGCATCAACGGTGCTGGCACATCAGGCACAATCCTTGGCCTTGATGGTTCAGGTGGAAACGCAATCACTTACACATCAACTGCACAAACAGTTCAGCTTCTTTACCCAAAGCTAGCAGACGCTGTACAGCAGATTCAGACAAACGCATTCCAGAATCCATCACACTGGGTTATGCACCCACGCCGCTTAGCTTATCTATTGGCTGCGGTCGATTCAAACAACCGTCCTTTGGTTGTACCAAACGCCAGCGGTCCAATGAACACAATGGCAGCAGGAGCAGGAGCTTCATCATACGGTAACTCAGGTTATTCATTGATGGGTCTCCCAATCGTTACTGATGCAAACGTTGGAACAACTTTTGGCGCAGCAACCAACCAAGACAAGATATACTGCGTTGCCGCACCTGAAATGCACCTTTGGGAGCAACCAGGTTCACCATTCGCGCTCAACTTTGACGCGACTAGTGCTGGCAGTTTGACAATCAAGTCTGTTGTGTATGGCTACGCAGCCTTCTCAGCAGGTCGTTACCCTCTAGCTGCCTCGATTATCTCAGGCACTGGTTTGGTAGCTCCAACCTTCTAGTCGAAGGTCTTTAGTACAAGCGCAGAGCAGACGAGACTCCCCCGACTTGTCTGCTCTGCGCCCATAAGGGGGGAAGTATGAAAGTAAGTCACAAAGTGTCAATCGGTGTCTGTGACCCTGGAATGGTTAACGGCGACTTTGCACTTCGTATAGTTCAGCTCACGCAGTCGCGCAGCTCTAGGCTTGGGCCGTTTATTCGCGCCCAGGGTTCGGGTTTGCTCAGCAAGTTGCGCAACAGAGTGGTCAAGTCTTTTCTAGATGACACCACTTCAGATTGGCTTTTATTGATAGACACCGACGAACAACTGTCGGCAGAAACATTCGACCAGCTTGTAAACACGGCGCATGACAAAGAGCGTCCAGTTGTTGCGGGCTTGTACTTTGGGGCTTGGGACGTCAATCAGAGCATCTACCCGATGCCTGTGCCGCTAATATTCAAGGACACTCCAAAAGGGTTGACACCAATCAACGACTACCAGCGCAACGCGGTTTTCGAGATTGACGCTTGTGGGACTGGGTGTATGCTCATTCATCGCAGCGTGCTCGAGAGAATGCGCGAAGCCGCAGACCCAAATCAAGGCACCGACTGGTGCTGGTTCTGGGACGGACCAATCAACGGCGAGTGGGTAAGTGAAGATTTGCTCTTTTGTCGCAAGATAAAACACCTTGGTTTTCCGATTTACGCAAACACCGCGGCTGTTTTGCCGCACCAAAAGGCTTACTGGCTTGACGAAAGGCACCACATTGATTGGCAGCTTAACCAAAACAGCTAAAGAAAAGGACACAACGTGGCTCTAACAAACGCGTATTGCACGCTGTCTGACTTGAAAACAAGCCTCGCAATCGAGGACATTCAAGATG